CGGCAACTTGGTTGATGGGAGGAGCATTAGAAAAATTTGCTTCTGGTTTAGGAGCCGTAGGAGAAGTTGATGGTAAAAATTTATTAGCAGTTGCTAAAGGTTCAACAGCATTGGCAGGTGCCATGGCAGTTATGGGTGCAGGTAGCACAGCAAGTGCAGTTACAGGCTTCTTTGGTAAGATTTTTGGTTCTGGTCCAGAAAATTTCGCCAAAAACTTGAATAAAACACTCGATGAGCTTGACAAAGACAAGATAGACATGTATGCTAACAGTTTAGATAACTTAGGAAATGCAATGACAAGTTTAAGAAGTGGAATGATGGGATCAACAACGGCATCCGCAAGTTCAACCGGAGACAAGTTGGATCAGTTAAATAGTACGATGGAACAAATTTTGATGGCAATGAGTGATGGCAATCGTTACAACAGAATAACTTCACAAGCAACAACAGAAATATCGGATACAGTATAATGAGTTGGAAAAAATATTTTACAGAAGTGCCACTATCAGACGGCACAGGCGGAATGAATTCACCTTTAGGTGGAGGAGTTGGTGGAAAGGCTGGACCAGCCAAAACAAACTACTCATCATATCTTCCAGATGTGTACAGCGGTGCACCAAACAGAATTGAAAGATACGGACAATACAATGTGATGGATTTAGATTCAGAAGTGAATGCCGCATTGGATATCCTAGCAGAATTTTGCACACAAAACAATACACAAAACAACACACCATTCAAATTTGAATACAATCAGAAAGCAACTAATACAGAAATACAAATCATAGAACAATACTTGCACCAATGGTGCAAAATGAACGACTTTTCTAAACGTGTGTTTAAGATTATGCGTAACGTGTTCAAGTATGGTGATGCATTTTTTATTAGAGATCCAGAAACAAAGAAAATGTTTCACGTTGATCCAGCAAAAGTAACAAAAATAATTGTAAATGAAAGCACAGGTAAAACTCCTGAGCAATATGTTGTAAAAGATATCAATTTTAACTTTAAAAGTCTTGTAGCAACTACACCTTATCAAACAACAGGCAATGTTACTGGCGGTGGATCAGGATATTTGACTGGCGGAGTAAGAGGAATGACTGGAGTGGACAATACATCAGCACCAGGAACAAGATTTGGCACAGGACAAAGAGAAATTGCTGTTGATGCCGACCACATGGTACATTTAAGTTTAAGTGAAGGACTGGACAACAACTTTCCGTTTGGTAATTCACTGTTGGAAAGCATTTTTAAAGTTTACAAACAAAAAGAATTACTGGAAGACGCAATTATAATCTACAGAGTACAAAGAGCACCTGAAAGAAGAGTGTTTTACATTGACGTAGGTAATATGCCAAGTCACTTGGCAATGCAATTTGTAGAAAGAGTTAAAACAGAAATTCATCAAAGACGTATTCCTTCATCAACAGGTGGTGGAACAAACGTTGTAGACAGTTCTTATAATCCACTATCAATCAACGAGGACTATTTCTTCCCACAAACAGCAGAAGGAAGAGGTTCTAAAGTAGAAACATTACCAGGCGGTACTAACCTTGGTGAGATTGATGACCTAAAATACTTTACAAACAAATTATTAAGAGGTTTAAGAATACCAAGTTCATATTTGCCAACAGGTGCAGACGATTCGCAAAGCAGTTTCAATGATGGTAGAGTAGGAACAGCATACATTCAAGAACTAAGGTTCAACAAATACTGTGAAAGACTACAAAATTTAGTATCAGATGAATTTAATCAAGAGTTCAAACGTTACCTTTTAGAAAAAGGTGTGAACATTGACACAGCAATGTTTGATATCAAGTTTCAACCACCAATGAACTTTGCTTCTTACAGACAAGCAGAAGTAGACAACAACAGAATTTCCACATACACGCAAATAGCAACAGTGCCATTTGTTAGCAAACGTTATGCTCTGTCTAGATTCTTAGGATTAACTCCAGAAGAGATGGCAGAAAACGAAAGAATGTGGAGAGAAGAAAATGATGACTCTATGCAAACTAAACCAACCACTTCAGCAACTGAATTGAGAAGTGCAGGAGTTAGCACAGCAGGTATTCAAGCAGATTTAGATGCGGCGGAACCAGCAGAAGAACCAGGTGATCCTGCAGACAACACAGGCACTCCAACTCCAGCAGGAGATACAGGTGGCACAGGTGGCGGAACGCCAACTCCGGGCCAGTAAGTATAAATAATTTTATGATATTACGTGAACTTTTTTATTACGATCAAATAACAACAGAGCCAGGTGAGCAGAAGCAATACGATGCCACTGCTGATCAGTCTATTATGTCTTTAGACGACACACGTAAAACTAGACTGTCATTAAAACAGATCAACAAAGCAAGAAAAGCCGGTGAATTTCACAAAGACGAACAACAAAAAGAGTTGGACTTTGTGAGACAGATGTACGGCGCCGCTAACCAACCGGAAATGTAATAAATGTCTATTGCTTTTGTATTAGGCAATGGTCTCAGTCGCAAACCAGTTCCCCTAGAACCCTTACAACAGTTTGGCAAAGTGTATGCCTGCAATGCTGTTTACAGAACTTACACACCCAATTACCTAGTGGCAGTGGATGCCAAGATGATCAATGAGATCTGTCTAGTAGGTGCTCAGTTCAATATGCCAGTATGGACCAATCCAAACAGAGCATATAAAAAGTACAAAGGGTTAAACTTCTTCGAACCCAGCCTAGGGTGGTCATCAGGACCCACAGCACTGTGGTTAGCATCAAAAAATATGCATCAATTGATATACTTGTTGGGTTTTGACTTCACGGGCACCACTGAAGGCAAACTGAACAACATATACGGTGACACACCCAACTACAAAAAGAATTCAGACACTGCCACATACCACGGCAATTGGAATCGACAAACCAGCATTATCCTACAGAAAAATTCATTAAAGAGATATATACGAGTAGTGCCGGAAGGTACTGATGTTTTTGAGGCTAAAGACCTTAAGAAGTTTACGAATTACAGTGAAATCACTGTACAAGAGTTCAAAAGACGCTATCATTTATAGAATCTGCGTCAAACGGGTCAGTATCGACCCATTATCTACCTGTTTTTTCACCTATCGGTTAAATAATACATGACAGTCTTATCATAAACAGTTAATAGGAGAAAAACAATGTCAGATAAAAGTAAATTCGAGCAAATGCTTGAAAAATTAGTCGCTGACGATAGAACAGCGGCAGAAGAAATTTTCCATGATATCGTTGTGGAAAAATCAAGATCAATCTATGAAGGTCTTTTAGAAAATGATATCAAAGATATCGAAGTAGAAGAAACTTCAAAAGAAGACTCAAAAGAAGAAGAAACAACAGAAGCGTCTAAAGAAGCAAAAGAAGACGAAAAAGTTGAAGAAAAAACTTCAGAAGAGTCAAAAGAAGACGAAGCAGTTGAAGAAGCATCAAAAGACGAAACTTCAAAAGAAGAAGAAACTAAAGAAGAAGAGTCAAAAGATGAAGAAGCAACAGATGAGTCTTTATTAGATATAGAAAATCAAGAAATAGCACCAGCAGTTGAAGTAGGTGGAGACGCAACAGACGATATGGTTGCTGACATCGAAGCACCAGCAGGTGACATGGACAACGGCGACGACTCTGAAAAAGGTGAAGAAGAAATCGAAGACAGAGTAGTTGACCTAGAAGATGCTATTGATGACCTTAAAGCCGAATTTGAAAAAATGATGGGCGATGAGGACAAAGGCGACGACGCTAAAGGCGACGACGCTGAAGATAACGGTGACGAAAAAGAAGACGAAGCCGTTGTAGATCAATCAGCAGAGGGAGAAACTGTAGAAGTTGCTCCTGAACTTGGTGAACAACCAGCAGTAGAAACAGCAGAACCTAAAACAGCAAGTGAAGAAATTAGAGAATATGTGAACAAAGTAGGCGTAACGCATACAGATGGTTCAGATAACTCTAAATCACCAGTTGCTGGCAAAAATGATATGGGCGGAACGGCTTCTAACATCGCTAAAGGCGGTGAGGAAACAGGTAGTAAAGCACCTGCTCCAAAAGAAGAAAACGCAGGTAACATTAATGTACCAGGCGCTAAAGCGAAACCTGTTGCGGCACCAAAGGCCAAGACTAGCACAGAAGATGATTCTTCTGCAAAGTCAACAATTGGCAGTTAATAAGGTAATATAAGGAAAACGGATGTTATCATTACGTGAGACGCTGACTTTTGACCAGGCGGGAATAGTCGTTGAGACTAAGGACGAACACAACGGTAAATCCCTTTACATGAAGGGAATCTGCATTCAGGGAGGTGTTAAAAACGCCAACCAGAGAGTGTATCCTGTTAACGAAATCCAGAGGGCTGTCAGCACACTTAACGATCAAATCACTGGTGGATACTCGGTGTTGGGCGAAGTGGATCATCCAGAAGGACTTAATATTAACCTAGACCGTGTCAGCCACATGGTAAATGAAATGTGGATGGACGGACCAAACGGATACGGAAAATTAAAAGTATTACCAACCCCGATGGGACAACTAGTTGAAACAATGCTTAACAGCGGAGTTAAATTAGGAGTTTCATCCAGGGGTTCTGGTAATGTTAAAGAAGACGGATCCGGTAAAGTATCAGATTTTGAAATCATCACAGTAGATATCGTTGCACAACCATCGGCGCCAGGAGCATATCCTGAGCCAATATACGAGCATCTAATGAATACAAAAGGTGGTTTAAAAGCATTTAACTCAGCAAGGGACACAAAGGCACAAAAATATCTAAAAGAACAACTAATAAACATAATTGGAAAACTCCAATCTAAATAGGAGAAAAGAATGTTAGAAGCACTGAAATCACTTTTTGAAAATAACGGAATTTCGGAAGAGATCAGAGCAGAAATAGAATCCGCATGGAACCAGAAGGTTGAAGAAAACAAACTTTCTGCCACTGCTGATCTTCGTAAAGAA